TTTTACCGTGGCTCCTACAGCGTCTTGTGCGTACCGCTATGTGGACCGTGAAGGGTTTACTACAACCCCTGAGATCTCGCCTCCGATTAGTCGGGAAGTAGATCGTGATAGTGCCACCCTTGGGGTACAGAGCTACCAGTTCAATCCCAAGTGTGAGACTGCTCAAGAGGTTGGTTGGGACACGTTCTTCGAGCTGAACTCTGAGTGGCAACGGCTCATGGATAGCACAGGAATGGCTCATGCAATCTCTATGAATTGGTGGTCCGATATGACAACAATGGACCGTCAATTTATGGCACGATGGTTGAACTCCCCCTTGAAGAGTTTGTATTACTCTCTTCAAGTAATGGCCGACATTCAAGATAAATCAAGCGCCTACGCCGCTATTAGCGAAGTAGATGTTGAGGATTATCTTGCCAATTTGTTGGAAGGGGACTCTGCACCCGAATGTAATTGCTCTGAATGATTAAAGGTTGTAAATGCGGAGCAAAGCTTTCCAAAAACAGGACACGTTGTAAAAAATGTTGTGCTGAATACCAATGGTATTGGAAAGCTTTTAAGCGTTTCAACCTTTCAAGGCAGGAAATTGAGCAGATGGTCAAAAACCAAAATGGTTGTTGCAAAATTTGCTTAAAACCATTTATCGGTCAAAGACCTTGCATTGATCATTGTCATACGACAAACAAAGTAAGAGGATTGCTTTGTAATCAATGCAATACGGGGCTTGGTTTGTTTTACGACAATCCTGTTTTCCTTACCTCAGCCATCGTTTACTTAAATGAACCCGTATCAAAAACTGCTTGCTCGTAAGCGTACTTGGACTCCCATTCAATCGACTGCTGGCAAACTGAAGGAGGGCTCGGAGGAAACAATCTTCCGGGCTCTTGCCCTTCGGAACATGGAACTTCCTGTAGGAGAGTTCATCAATGAAGCTTGCTCTAAGGAGATTCCTGAAGCCTCCCGTGCGCTTCTTGAAAGTAATATCCAAGATGAAGAACGCCACGATCTTGCGTTGGGATACATCACCAATGCACTTGGCGTTAATGAGGAAGCCGAGAAAGAAGCCCTCCGACTACGGCAGGCGTGGATTGAGCATCCTGATCACCCGGTTCTCAAAGCGATGGTGGCCGAGCGTGCAATTTTCTTTGTACTCCTCCCGCTGTTTCGTTTTAACGGTGATCCTGGTTTGCGAACCGTGAGCGCCGACATCTCAAGGGACGAACAGGTTCACGTGGCTGCTAATTCGTTGGTGTGTCGTGAACTTGGGCTTACTGTTTCTCCGTCGTTGGATAAGCTTCGGAAAGCAACCATTGCTTGGGTGATGCAACCTCTGGGTAAGTCGGAAGACAAATACCTAGACAAGCAGTTCTGGTTGGATCAAAGCGACAGCCTGATGTATTCAGGTAAAGCAGAAGGTCTGCTGGAAACTCAACGTGGTCGTATGCCTGCGTTCTTCGAGACCAGTAATTCTGATCTTCCCAGTTACGCTTGAAGTAGCGATTTAACAGTTATGGCAGTTCCGTCGATTGAAGATTTTTACAATCAATGGGTCGGCGGGACTGGCCTACAACAACAAGTAGAGCAAGCTGCTAAATCACAAGCTCGTAAAAGTGAACGCAATACTTGGATTCAAAACACTCTTAAGTATTACCAACGAGCAGCTACTGAAGGTTACAACCTTGACTTTGCTTACCAAGGTACAAAACTTCCTTCGTTTGGTGAGTACAACAAACAATTTATGAGCGCCTACGAAGGCCTTTGGGACGAAGAGTTTAACCGTCTTAGTTCAGCACTTGAAGCACAAGAAACTGAAATTGAGCAATCCAAAGCTTCTTTTGAAGCAGACGTTGCAACAGCTACAGCAGAAGCTCAGAAAGCTGAACGTCAGCAGCTTGTAGCACGGCGTATGTCTACTCTTGCCATGCAGCGTCAAAACCAACAAGATGTATCAGCAGCAACGCAAGCCGCAGTACAAGTTCCTCAACAGCCTTCAGAACGTCGTAAGCAACAAAAAGCTATCGGCCAACCAGGCGTTCAACTTACTCGCGTTTCTCGCCCTAGCATTGGCGGTTATGGAGGTACTGCTGCTGGTCGTGTCACTCCTACCGGACTAAATATATGAAACCTATCCTTGAGGTTGAACTTATTAATTATCTGGACGAATTGTATCCAGATAAAGCACCTGACCTTAGTATGGATGAGAGGCTTATTTGGTACCGAGCAGGTCAAGTCTCTGTAGTAAGACACCTTAAAGACCAGTACAACCTGCAAGAGGAAACTAAGTATGTCTCTGCTTAATGCGGTTATTAAACTAGCTACGGCTGGTGCTGGTATTTATAGCGCTTACCAAACCAGTCAAGCAGCTAGGGAAGGTGCAAGCGCTGCTCAAAAGGCTGCTCGTGCTCAAGAGAAGAAAGCTCGCATTGCACAGCAACAAGCCATTGCAGATACTCAAGAGCGTATTAAAGCTTCTCAAGAACGAGCTCAGTCTTACGCTCAACAGCTTTCTGGTCTTCAAGAACAAACTGGTCTGATTCGTCAGCAAGCAGAAGAAGCACGAGCTGCTTCCTCACTATCTATTGCTGAACAGAAACGAGCTTCTGCTCTTGCTCTTCAACAGCAACAGCTTGCTTCTGAAGTACAGCAGCAACAAATGGCTACAACTGGTCCTGTCAGCAGCCGAGTGCGGAAACGTGTTGGCACACCTGCTGCGTTGCGTACTAGCGTGGAAGTTAAATCGCCTCTGTCAGGTGGTATGACTGGCGGGGCATCTAATATGGCTGGTGGTTTGAATGTCTAATGCGTCTGCTCGTTATTCGGCACTAGAACCGGAAAAGACGATTTATCTAGATCGGGCTATTGAGTGTAGTAAGTACACTCTGCCGACTCTTATTACCGATAACGACAGAAGCACTGGTAAGAATCTCTACACCAAGATTCAAACCACCTACCAAGGGCTTGGTGCTCGTGGTGTGAACAACCTGGCTGCCAAGCTGTTGATTGCTTTGCTGCCTCCTAATCAGGCTTTCTTCCGCTTGAGTGTTGACGATATCAAACTGCAGCGAGAGCTAGAAAACTACAAAGATCTTCAATCTGAATTTGATCAGCAACTGTCCTTGATGGAACGGGCAGTGATGCGTGACATTGAGGAATCAGGAGATCGTACTGCTCTCTTTGAAGCCCTCAAGCACCTCATCATTGGTGGTAACGCGCTGCTGTATGTCGCTGACAACGGCACTCGTGTTTATCCTCTGAAGTCTTTTGTACTCAACCGAGATCCTGAAGGAAACATCCTTGAGGTTGTAGTGCGTGAAGAAGTTAACCCTGATGTACTGCCTGAAGGTATTGCACCTAAGAGTGGTGACGGAAAGTTTGTAGACAAAACTGTTTTCCTCTACACCCACATCACTTGGAGCTACACCAAGAACAAGTGTGAATGGTATCAAGAGGCTTACAACAAACCTGTTGGTAAGAAGAGTTCTGTTCCTATCGACAAAAGCCCTTGGATCCCTCTGAGGATGTTCCGTGTGGCTCACGAGGCTTACGGTCGTGGCTATTGCGAAGAGCTTCTGGGTGATCTGAAGAGCCTTGAGTACCTCTCTAAAGCAATCGTTGAGGGCAGTGCAGCAGCAGCCAAGATCATCTTCCTGTGCAACCCTAACGGCACGACTCGTCCTGACGCTCTTGCTCGGGCTGCCAATGGATCAATTGTGGCTGGCAACCCAAATGATGTGGCACCTCTTCAGATGCAGAAGCAGGCTGACCTTACGGTTGCCCTGAACACTATTGCTCGTATTGAACAGCGTCTTAGTTTTGCGTTCCTGCTGAACAGTGCAATTCAAGCTGGTACCTCTGGTCGTGACTGGTCGTGACCGAGTGACAGCGGAAGAGATCAAAATGGTTGCACAAGAGCTGGAATCAGGATTGGGGGGCATTTACAGCATCCTGAGCGTTGAACTACAGCTGCCTCTTGTGAACCGCAAGATGGCTCTCATGGAGCGTCAGGGGCGTCTTCCGAAGCTTCCTAAAGATGTAGTGAAACCTCAGATTACAACTGGTCTAGATGCTCTGGGACGTGGTAACGACAAGGCCAAGCTGATCGAGTTCCTGCAAACCATCGCTGGTACTCTCGGTCCTGAGACCATGGCTAAGTACGTTAATAGCCGTGAGTTGATCATTCGTCTTGCAGCTTCTGACGGTCTTGATACCTACAAACTCATTAAGAGTGAGGAAGATCTCATGGCTGAAGAGCAACAAACAGCTATGATGATGCAGCAACAAATGGCTCAGCAAGATCCTAATAACGATCCTGCTAAACAAGCCGCACTCGT